GATGACTCCTGGATTCCCGCTGCCCCTGAAGGCCCTACCGTCGACTGAATATGCCAGCAACCGGCGGCCCTGAATTTGTGATTAATTAGTAGTGCGATGTCATTCAGCGATTCGACAAAAGCTTGGGTATCGCCAATATCTTTATGATTGAAGCTTGTACGTATACGGGTGGACGTTTCACCTTCGCTCTCGCTCTGTTAAGTAGTGTGACACGTTCTCGGACCAAATACTCCATGTTTGGCGGGGAATTTGCGACCCGCAAAGCACCGCGCCGCGCGGCTTCGACGTCGATGGTCGTGACATCGATGTCGACGAGTTCGGGCAAGCGGGCTTGACCTGGGGGGAGGGGGCTTTTATAGTGCCTCGCGTCCATCAGGGCAGCGCATTTTTGGGGCCTTAGCTCAGCTGGGAGAGCGCAACACTGGCAGTGTTGAGGTCAGCGGTTCGATCCCGCTAGGCTCCACCAGAATTTAGTTTCGAATCAGCCGCTTGGTGATCCAGACATCAGCGGCTTTTTCGTGCCTGAAATTCCGGTAGCCTTACTCGCTGTCCCGGCAACCACCCGCTTTCACCAATTATCGGCATCCGTTTGACTCCATTGCTCACCATCTTCGGGAATGAATTAGCCCGCTTGGTGATGGATCTTTATTCATTCGATACGCCACGCCTCTGGATAGAAACGGGCGTCGAGGTGACGGCATGCCTGGTCGCGATGCCAGACAGGGTAGCGTTGACAGTGATCGGCGCTCCACGGCACTATACTGGGCATGAATATGAATCCGACGCTCAGACTGAACCAGTGGTGGTGGCGCCTTTGATCCAAGGGCGGCATGCCGACGTCTGTAGAAAATGCCGTCCCTCGGGGCGGCATTTTTTCGTTTCTCCGCTGCGTTTCGTGGGGGTTTGGCATAGGTGAAATGATCGACTTGGGTAATCACCCGGGTAAGCAATCACGGCCTTTACTCGATCTAGTATGAATATCAGGAGCTTGCACCATGTCAGTCCTCATGATCGATAACCGATACGCCGTTCCGCTCCTATCCCTCCTTGTCCGCCAAGCCTAGATCGTAAGCAGCATCGGCATGTCAAGCCGTAATAATTAGTTCGCTGCTTTCCGCTTCAACTCCGTGACCATCCGCTATCGATGTGAGTAAGATCGTGAGTAACCCAAACCTTACTCACACGCCATGCCTCTATCAGACACCAAAATCCGCAATGCGAAGCCGCGTGACGCCGTCTACCGACTGTCCGACACCGATGGCCTATGCATCGAGATACGACCTTCAGGCGCGAAGACGTGGAGATTACGCTACCGGCTCGACGGCAAGGCGAACATGCACACCATCGGCTCATACCCGTCTATCTCGCTCAGCGTAGCACGCGAGCGCAGAGACTGGGGTAGGGCGCTCATTGCGCGAGGAATCCATCCACGCGAAGAGGTTGAGCGGGAGAAGCGGCGTCGAATCGCTGATGCCGGTGCCACGTTCGGCGCAGTCGCGGAAGAGTGGTTCGCTAAGCGCACGGATGAATGGACGGACTACTACGCCACCCAGGTTAGGCGAGGGCTGGATCAGGACATACTCCCGGTCATCGGAAAGCGCCCGATCAAGGAGGTTGGCGCGCAGGACATCCTGTCGATCATGCAGGCAACCGAGAAGCGCGGCGCCAAGACTGTAGCCGTGCTTCTTAGGCAGTGGATGAGCGCTGTTTTCCGGTATGGAATCGTGACGCTGCGCAACGACGAGGATCCAGCATCGCACGTCAAAGGCGCGGTGAAGCGCAACGAAGTGAAGCACGCGGTCGATCTCAATGAATCACAGTTGCGCCATCTTCTAGGCCAGCTTCAGGTGTTCGGCGGCTATCGGACGACACAGCTCGCCATCCGGTTCCTGCTGCTGACGATGGTGAGAACGATCGAGATGCGCCGTGCGCGGTGGGATGAAATCGACATCGAGGCACGGCTATGGCGTCTGCCCGAGGAAAGCATGAAGCGCCGGCAGAAACATCTGGTGCCGCTGTCCGATCAGGTTGTGTCGCTGCTCGAGGAGCTGCGCGACTATACCGGTGGCGGAGACATCCTGTTCCCGGGCATGAAGAATCCGCGCCAGCCTATCCATCTCACGACGATCAACCAGGCGCTCGGAAGGATGGGTTTCGGGAAGGGCGAGTTCTCGGCGCATGGATTTCGCGCCACGGCCTCAACGCACATGAACGAGCACGGCTGGTCTCCGGACGCCATAGAGCGCCAACTGGCACACGTGCCCGGGAATCGAACACGCAAGAGCTACAACCACGCTCAATATCTCGATGAGCGTAGACGCATGATGCAATGGTGGGCAGACTACATTGACGGCCTGGGTGGATGATAGGGTATGCGAAAAAAAGGCGCATATCCGAAGGAATAGACGAATTTAATTATGCCAAAGGAAGGGAATTATGATTTGCACAGTTACAACTGCGCTAGAAAGCTATGAATACCTAAAAAAATTCGCAGAAGCAAATATACGACTCGGGGCAGACCATATTTTCTTGTTTCTTGATGATGGTGATCATGAGAAGGCAGCTTATCTTAACAACCACCCAAATATTACAGCAATACCTACAGACAATAAATATTGGGGAAGAAATAGGCCAGAAAGCTTAAACGATAGGCAAAATATAAATTCAAATAAGGTGAATTATGTTTTATCTGATTTGGATTTTGACGTATGGTTAGCAAGCATAGATTCCGATGAATTCTTAAACATATGCAAAGAGTATATTTTAAACATAAAAGGAAAGAGGTACGTTAAGCTGCACACTTATGAGAAATTATGCTTTCCAGTAGAAAATTCGTGCGATGACTATTGCATATTGAATGATTGCGCCATTCCTGAGAATGGTAGAGTGGATATCTTTAAGAGGAAATTGTCAGACACGGAATTGGATCTTGCTGTATTGCTTGGACTTATAGGAGAATCTTCTAACTCTAGTTATTTTAATGGACACACTGCCGGTAAATATATCGTGAAGGCATCAAAAGACATAGTGATGGGGGTACATAATGCTAAGAGGAATGACGGAAAATGGATTGCGTCTCATAAACCTGAAGACATGGAATTTTCTGTCCTGCACTACGATATGCCAAGCTTCAGTATTTTTTTAGATAAGTGGGGGAGGCACGCACACGGGGCCGGTAGCTCTTCGTTCAGGGGGGCTAGGATGATGATCAAGAACTCAATATCGTTGATAAATGGAAGACTATTAAATAATGATGATTTAAGAGAGAAATATTTAAAGAAAATATACAGCCAGATGGTTGTCAAAAATATAAAACAATTTGTTGAACTAGACCTTTTGGTCTGCGTAGATTTTAATGAGAATTATTCACCAAATGGCTTTTCAAAGGAAAGAATTGATTTTATACTTTCGTGCTTTTAGAATTTTACTAACCCCCCTCCAAGATGTTTTCTCGGAGGGGTGTGTGTATTAAGAATTTTTTAATATTTCAATTTCATTGAAAAGCTTTTTAATTAAATAAAGATTAATGGCGACCCCCCTCTCGTAGAATAGATTTTCCACCTCACCGCTCGTGTCATCGACCATGCACGTGAGTCCCAGTTCATATGCTTGATCTGCCGACATACCTAAGTAGAGCTTGCTGTCTGGGTCTTCTTCGTACTGATTCTTATCGCGGTACGTGAATGGATCCATTTGTAACCACTTATTGGCAACATCTTCTACATCGTAGCTGTCAAGAACCTTATACTTCATCGCGGATGTGGTTCTTTGAATATTACCGCTGGAACCGATAAACATGTTGGCAGCATTTGATGTTGTTGATGAGTGTGTGGCTGGGCTTTGGATAGTGCCGTCAAAATTTACCTTGTAGACCATTTCTTCGCCGCGATGCAGAGACCAAGCAGCTCCTTCTGGAGCGTTATTAGACGGATAATACAATTTATTATCATCGCCTGCGACAGTCACGAACGTACTAGTCGCCGGGAGAACTGACGTATCTGTCAAGTCCCCACAATAGACGCCATATTCGCTACGCTGGTTGTAATTTGCTCTAACGTTAGTGAAAACGCCATCGCCTACAGTCCTGAGCTTCAGGAAAGGCACCGCCGATCCGCCGTGTCCAAGAACTTCTGCGGAGTTTGCAACGATATTAAGACCCTCGATCGATGTTACTGATTGATCCGTCTCCATTGTCACGATACCGTGACCTTCTGGGGTTAGGTTATTAGTTCCAGACTTATTTGAAACAATGCTTACCCCTTTAAATGTGTTCTTTGCAATATGATTGGGGCTACCGTCATTAATTACGACATTATCCATCCATCCAACGTTAGTAAACTTGAATATGGCATTGTCCAAGTCGTTCGCAACCAGAGTTATGTGACGTGGATCTCTGAAGATGGCGCAGAACCTGTTCACGGTGGAATTGTTGCCGTAGGACCAGTGATGGTTGACGATATTGATAGAGCCATAGTTGTAGTCATGCGGACCACACCATTCACTGAACCCGCCCTCCACAACGATGTCGCCACAATTCGCCACAATTGGAGCCCCAGTGTACGCAGCACTTGAAGGCAGACACGCCCAACGGCAACCATGGAACGTTGCGCCGTTGTCCCCCTCCCATTTTCCTGTATTATCTACACTACGCAGATAGATCGAGGTCTGGTCACAGAAGTTAAGGAACTGAATATCTCTGAAAATTGCATTGTAGAAGTTATATATCAGGATGGACCCGATCTGCTTACCCATACTGTCTATCGTGCCACCGAAGAAGATCGGGTGATTAAATGCAGCATTTGGCCATTCTGTATAATTTGCGCCGAATTCAATCATCTGCTGGTCCGGCATGTCGTCTCCGAGCCAACGGATATTGAAGTTGCAGATGATGTTGTTCTGGTTGCGTTTCACATTTGGCAGATTAGTAAACCCATTCTCTCCGGCTAGACAAACAACTCGGTTTGCAATCCCAATTGGGAACCCTTCTAGGTCTAGCACCTGCGCATCTGAGTCATACAGCGCCTTAATGGCTTCAAATAATTGCTGCGACTGGTCAACGTTTGGGTCAGAACTAATTGCGAAATCTGACCATCTTAGAGCGCCACGCGATCGCCTTACTTTATAATCCTGTACGAATTCTGAGTTGGCGACAGTATCATCAGCCCACTCAGACTGGCTTTTTGTGACCTGGCCGTCAGTAGTTGAGACAATCCCTTGGCCGGGATGAAACTTGAAAACCAGAACGCCGGATTCATAGACATAGCGAGACGCCATGCCGTTGGTATTCTCGTCGGCGAACACCTCGACCACATCGCCTTCTTCTAGCGTGGCGGCGGCAGCGTCTGCATAAGTGTCGAAGAACTTAACATCTCCGCTAGCTTCAGCGGCCATGATGGCTTGATCGCGAGCTTTCTCGGCACGCCGCGTAAGATCTGCGATGTAGCCGATACTTGACTCGATGTCATCGACGACTCCGTCGACATAGCCTTTTGTCGCGGCATCTGTTGAGGAAGTGGGCGATCCGACATTCTTGATGCGCAACCCCAGCGCATCCCAAGCCAGGCCCCAGAAGTCTTTCTTGATTGAGCGTCCAGACTCCCAGTCCAATTGCTGGAGCATCATGACGATGCGGTCGTAGGTCTCTTCCAGGTTCTCGGGGAAGAATGACCCTTGATTGCGGAGGTCCAATATCTGCTGCAACGGCAGGATGCGGGTAATCAGCACTTTCTGGGTGGCGGTTGGTACGATGGAGGAGAGGATGACTTCGCCCCCAGAGCTGAACGTTCCAGTGCCGGTGACGCTGTAGTCGTAGTTGAGCGTCAGTTGCTGATATGAGCCGTCCGCTTCATTCAGGATGTACACGAAGATGTGGGACGGATCGATAGCGCGGAAATTAAAGTCAAAGACCTGCTGTGCGCCGTCACCCTGATGGAAGACGTGCATGGATTCGACGGAGACAGTCATTGGGGATCCTCGGGCACAAAAAAACCCCGGCTTTCGCCAGGGTTCGTTGGGGTTGCTGTGACAGCTACATTTGCTGTCGTCTATAGCGTTGCTCGTGCAGGTATCGCTCGTGCCAGTCGACCTCTCGCCGGCCTCTCTGGCCCAACCAGAGCAGCAGGAAGGGCAGGGCAGACACCGCGATTGAGATAAGCGTAAAGGCGGACAGGTCGCCGCTGATGAGGCTCCAGCCAGACACCATCAGTACTGGTGCCGCGAAGAAGCACAGGAACGCCGGAACATCCCACCACTTGCTGTAGTAGATGCGCCGCTTACGCTGTATCAGCGACTCTGTCGATTCCAGAAAAACGCCTTTCATGTGCTTTACCTTGCTATCCCCAAGGGGTCAGCATAATTCTGAGAAGGTCTCAAAAGGAAGGTCTGAGCGTTATCTTTTTGGATTCTGCGCTCCGTTCGCCTCAGTGAACCGGGGCTCATGGCCTCCTGTACCGAGTAGAAGAACAGATAATCAAGTGCGGCGCGGGTATAGAACAAGTTCATGAATGGCGTGTTGTTTTGCGCCAGGCGGAACGCGCTGCCGGCATCAGCATCTCCGGACTTGAGTTCCTGCCACAACGTCACGGTATCGCTGAACGTGCCGATAGAGGGTCCAGCCAGAGTACCCAGGACACCGCCACCAAATCGGTTGGCTTCACCGAACAGGAAGTCGCCGTAGATACCCAGACCTCCACCCTGGACCATGGCGGCCATCCACGTCTTGGGATCGGACGGATCACGAGGGGAGCGACCCTTCACACCATCCTTTGCCACCATCGACATATAACCGAATGCCGTGGTCCATACCATGAGCTGAGCCAGGCCAAGGATCTCCCCGTTGCCGTTGCGCAGCGCGTTGACGAAATCACGGCCGGCACGAAACGATGAGTCCATGGCGCCCGGCGTGTACCCGCGTCCATAGAGCTCGCGCCCCAGTGTCTTCTGAATGAACGTCACCGGGAATGACTTGAACTGACCCAAGAAGCGGAGAAGCTCACCAGGGACGGTCCCGCGCTGTGTTCCTTGGTTCATGATCGAACGGGTGCGTGCATCCGGCTCAAGCACTGCATAGGTCACGCGGTCATTCACGTAGGTAGACAGTTTTCGTCGTAACTGCTCGCGGACATCGGCCAGCGATGAATCTGAAACCCTGATGCCACGATCGGTCAGATAGCCAGACAGCGCCTCGTCAGGGATGTCATCAACACCATCTGGTGTCAGGTAATCCCTACCATCAGCGTGACGCATTGGTATTTGGCGGTATAGAGACCATTCCGCATCGCCGATGTCATAGAGGCCAAGGGCGCGCTTCAGGTTGCTGTCTACGCCGCCCCATTGCCGCTTTGAAGCATCGGCAAGGTGATGCGACATCATCAGGCCCACAGATGCCTTGTTGGCATCCGTCCACCATGACAGGCCGTTGAGGCGGAAGAAGTGATTCATCATCCGCGACATGCGCCCGCCCATGGTGTCATCGGCGGAAAAACGACGGGCAATCTCACCACGCATCGAGTCGGCGTAGACGCCGAATCCGGACAGGATCTGTTTCTGTTCCTGCGTACCCCGGCCTTTGAGCAGGCCTCCCATCAATCGGCCCATCGAGCCAAGGTAGCTTTGCCCTTGATATCTGAGTTCGGATGCAGATGCGGGCAGGTCGCTGAAGCTCGAGAGTAGGGCGCCGCCAAGCTTTGACATCGACTGCCAGGCGCGCACGTTGGATGACACGCGGGCGAAGGATGCGTTCTCGGGTATGCGTGTCTGTCCGGTCACTTCCTTCATGCGATTGGCCAGCGCACCGCGACGAGCATTATCGAAGGCTCGTAGCTTCAGAGGATCGTCGCGCATCGTATCGGCGATGGCATCTAGCGCTTGCTCCATGTTGGCTTCGGGATTGGTGCCAAGTCGGCGCAGCGTGGCCGTGTTCTGTCCGGCCAGGTCGAGGCCGCGAATCACCGCTTCACGAAGGTTGCCGGTTCCGTATTTCTGGTTATAGCCATGCCATGCCAAGCCATCGCGGAAGTGAAGAACACGGTTCTGGCTCATCTTCTTGGCCAGGTTAGCCGGCCCCTTGAAGCCACTTGCCTTCACCTCCTGCCCGGCGCGCTCATGATTTCCGGAAACAATGCCGTTGTAGGCGGAGCGAAGGTAGTCATTGCGGTCGCTGACGCCATCGAAGGTCGTCTCATCCAGCAGTGGAAGAATATCGTTGGCCCATTGCGAGAAGCCTGCCCGGCGCAGTTTGTCGGCGTCATGGCTCTGGCGCGTGATGTAGCCGTCGAGTTTTCCGATACTGGCGCCGGCGCGGTTCGCGTCGACTCGGGCCAGCTCCTGGTAGCGCTGGATTATCTTGGCAATCTTGACTGAGCCTGGATTCAAGTCGCTGACGTCGCGATCCTTACCCAGGCGCCACATAGCGTCGGATATCTCGGCGTCGGATCCACCTTTAGACAGAAATGCCGTCAGGTTCTCGCGATCCAGGTCTGCCAGGAGACCACCCAGGTAGCGATCGGTCAGCGCCTTCTGTTCAGCAGCGACAGACAGACGGGCGCCGCGACGGGCAAGGTTGGTGCCGACCAGGAGAGACTCAACACCAAGATCCGGGCGATCCGCGAAACTCTCGCGCACGAAGTTGACGATCTCGGCGCGCCGGCGAACGTTGATCAACGCATTGCGCTTCTCAATGATGGCCGCTTGCTCGGCCTGGCGTGAAAGCTCGTCAGCAGCGCGTAGAGCTGCGGTCTCGAGATCCATCGCCTCGTTGGCGGCCTTGATTGCCTGCGTGCGACTGCGAAGCTCTGAGAAGACCTCCTGCAGCTCTTCGTCCGAGATATCTCCGACCGCATTGCGCACAGCGTCAACACAGGCGTTTAGACCGGCTGGAAAGGTTGCCATCAATACCTCGTCAATTCAGATTGCAGAAAACGGCTTCACGGTATGCCAGGCTGTAGCGCTGGGCGGCCTGTGCAAGCTGATCCGCCTCCTGAAGCTCGGGAGATGATCTCTCGATAAGTGCTCGGTCTTCGTCAGACATGCGCGCCACCGATTCGCGGAACCGTTGCTCTTCTTCAGCAAGCGCGGCGCGAGAATCCTCGAGATCATCGAAATTTTCCGTAACCACTTCCTGGGCACGCTGGCTTTCGGCGACAGACTGCGGGTCAGCCTGCCTTGGCTGCGGATTCTTGATGCGCTCCATGGCCGCTCTAGATCGCGTCGGATCTGATAGATCGTAGATCGCTTCGGCATCGATTCGTTGTCCAGTCACTGACTGAACCACCGCAGCTCGCAGTGCGTCGGCACGGGTGCGCCAGTGAGCGCCCTCGGCACGCGAACGGGCAGTACGGATGCCAGCGCCAAGGGGATTCTGGCGCAATCCATCTCGGATCTCTGTGGCGCGTTGATCGATCTGTTCACGGAATTGCTCGGGCACCTCTCCGCGCAGCAGCCTGACACGGTCCTGCGTGCTCATCTCGGCGCGTCGATTGCCTTCAATAGTTGAAGTCAGCTCATCCCGGCGTGCTGACAGTTCCCGCTGAGCCGTGCGGGCGCGAATGTTGGCCGCATTACGGGCACGACTGCGCGACATGCCGCGCTGCTGATTCTCGACTTGCAAGCGGTTTCTCAAATCGTTGATACCGGAAAGCTGAGTCTCGACGTCGGCCAGCTCGGTGCGTAGTGCGCGGACGCCTTCGACGCGACCACCGGTATCTATCTGGTTGGCAATCTCTTCGGCAGCCTGTCGTTGCGCACGACGATTCAGATAAGCCTCATCGTTCTGTACCTGCTTCGCCAGCGTGGTACGCACTGCTTCAATTGGATCGTCATCCAACGCACGGGTAAACGTCTGCGGAGACGGTGCGCGCGCCGCCAGGTCAGACAATGACATCGAGGTCACACCGGATGGCGTGAATTTGAGGTCACCGTCTGCAACACGCACCGATGGCGTATCGACGCCCGGGATGTCGGGAGCATCTGGCACAGGATTACCGGGGTTTGCCTCGGCGGCTCGGCGCCGCACAGCATCAGAGATTGCCCCGCCTGCCGAGTGAAGGCCGCCACCCAGAATCCCGCCGAAGGCGATGTTGGTCAGGGAATCGGAAAGGCCATACTCGGTCTGGTCCTGGTTGGCAGCGAACAGAGGAAGCGGTTCGAGGAGGGCGGCACCTGCCGCACCTTCGATGGCGCCAACACCAGCGCGCGCACCAGCACGACCCAGGGCGGATGTCTGACGCGCCACCAGTGAGGCATAGCGCGCTTCACCCACAATGGGGATGAACGCTGCGGCGATGTTGAGAGGATCAACGAACGTAGCAGCCAACCCACCGAACACTTGGGGAACCATGGAGGATTCGGAGCGCGCCAGCATCTGGTTTCTCGCCAGCTCTGCGCGATGCCTGTCGACCAAAATGTCCAGGGCGTCAGACGTTATGCCTTGATCGGGGATACTGATCCCTTCCAGCCCCAGGCCTTTTACCTTTTGGCGTGCCTCGCTGGCCGGCATGCGGTCAGGGCCTTGCCCATCAAACCACGTTGACGGGGATGTCCACTCGAAACCATTGTTGGCTGCCGATAGCTCGGCAATGCGAACGACAGACGTACCCGGGTTGTCAGCGAATGCATCATCGAACCCTGCTTCGAATGCATCTCCAGTCGTGGACGGGAGATCCAGAAGGGTACGGCTGTCGAGAGCGGGCGCGCCGCCTGTGTAAAAGGTCATTTATAGCCCCGTATCAAGCCAGCCTGCGTTGCGTTCCTGGATGTCCTGGACCTTCTGGCTTTGCTCTACCAGCTGATCCCAGCTCAACGAAACCGGGTTGCCATCGCGACCCAGAACACGGTATCCATTGACCATTAGATCGAGGCCCGTCTCGTCGCTGTTGGTGACCCACTCACCGCTGTTCCTGACGGCGTCCTCGAGCTGACGTGCATTGTCCTCGTCCGAGACGCCCGGGAGGCCTTCCAGTGGGTACAACTGGTCAGCGGCAAGGTCGTTGATGTACGTCCTGGCACCGGCACCGACGGCATCGGCATCGACCGTGTTGGGTACACGATAGGTGTCGCTGAACGTGTACTTTCCGGCAATCCCGTCGACAACCTTCTCAACGGCATCTCCACTCGACTCGCCAGACAGCGCATAGGAGGCGGCTGTCTTGACCGCGACTTGGTAGAGCCGTGTGTAGGTCTCGAGCCCACCGGCCTGATTGATCAGCGTCTGGCGTAGCGGCTCCATCTGATTCGTCACTTCGGCCTGGATATCGGCTTTCACACCGGTTTCCAGCGGCCCGAAAATGTCCGAATCCTTGATGTTGGCGATCGATGCCAGGCGCTCGGAGAGTTCCGGCGAAGCCCCGGAGGCGATAACCTGGACCTCGGGCGGCAGCTTGGTACCGGCCTGCTTCAACACTTCACCGAAGTAGGGGCCGTAAAGCTGGCTTTCACGCTGCACAATCTGCGCCGCGTTCTCGCCGCCTTCCTCCTGGTCATTGAACATCCGCACGAAGCCGGCCACCTGCTGTTTCGATAATGGCTTGGGATCTGCAACGCCCTGGCGCCTTTGCTCGGCAAGGCTGGCTCGTGCAACCGCCTGGTAGGCTTCCGGCGTCTGCTCGGTGCGTGCCGCCTGGATGGCTTGCTGAACAGTCGGGCTATATCGGGCGACATAGGCGGCAGGATCGTCTTCGCGCTGTTTAGCAAGGTTCTGATAGGCGCGCTGTAGGGCCTGCTGGATTTGCTGCTTTTGCTTAAATCCTTCTCCAGCAACTTTCTGTTGGCTTCCTAGATATTCAACGGCTTGCTGATCATGAAGCTTTTGCGCGTAAGCACTGGCATCTTGAGGATTATCAAAAATCCCTAGGTTACGACCAGTTCTCTCGTATTGATCGATTGCCTCATCATCCGACATTATCCTTCCGTCGTCGCTGACGGTAGGAATCAAGACCTCGCCTTCCTCCGTTCCAATAGAGATAGAGCGAACGGTGCTGATTGATCCATCTTCATTATGAACTGAAGGACGAGTAGAAAGATCAATATTTCCTTTTGAAATCATCCCCGGGGCGGCATCCCCGTAAAATGGGGCAGGGCGAGCAGGGTCAAATCGTCCGATTATCGCTTTTGCTTCTTCAGGAGTAGCGGTCGCCAGATCTTGCATGGCTGGCTGCATTTCCTGAACACGCTTAAACGCTTCGTATTGCTCGTCCGCTTTGTCACCATACGCGGCGACAAAGTCATCTTTAGTAGGCGGGTCTGCATAAGTAAGCCCGGATTGATACGCAGCAGAAGCATCTGTGACGCGGTCAACCAATTCAGCACGAGCAATCGCCTGAATCTGTCGCTGCTCAGCGCGGCGCGCGCGGGCCTCGGCTTCACGCTGGCGAATCTCTGTGTCGATGCGGCTCCGAACCGCGTCTTGGTTCTTTGGCGTGAGTTGATCGCCCAATTCATCCAGCTGCTTGCGCGCCGCATAGGGATCATCCTGCGCAGTTCGGTTTAGAACGCCGGCCAAGGTCGCACTGCGGGCATTCGTCAGTTGCTCGTTGGTGACTTCCTCTGACCAACCCATTGCCTGGCCACGGGCGCGGATTGAGCTGCCGATGAACTGTATCTGCTCGCGAACCGCATCCGGGTCATTGTAGTTCTGGATCGCGGCATTGCTGGCCGTGTTGACTGATGCTTCATAGGTCTGCTGTTCGTACTGGTTGATCTCACCATTGACGTAGCTCGATACGCCGCGCATGAACGTCGGCCGCTGCCTGGCCTGGACCTGCATGAAGGCGTCACGCTGGTCCGGGCTATTGAGTTGACCCAGACGCTCGTTGTACTGCTGCTGGTAGAACTCTTGCGCCTGCTTCTCGAGGTCGAAGGCGTTCTTGCCTTTCTGCTGTCGCGCCTGCTCCATCCACTGCATGGTAGCGTCAGTAATTCCGGTCTGCGCTTCCTGCACAGCGGCTAGATCGGCGCGCTGCTGGAAATCGGAATAAATGCGCTGTGCCTGGCTGACAGCCTGATTGACCGCCTGACCCTCTGGAGCCCGGGCGTCTATGACATTGAATCCGGGTAGATTGCCTGGCTGAACGGCTGACGAGTTGTCACCGTTGTAGAGAGGAACTCTCGGCATGTTCTACCCCGTGGTTGCGCTGTTATACCAATTACCAGATGAGGTATTCCCACCGGACCCAAACGCACCGGCGCGATACCCTTGATAGCCACCAGTGGCTAGTGTGGTGCCTGCGCTCAATAGGCCAGCTCGGCGTGTACTTCTGGCTCGTGATCGAAGCTGAGTTGACTGCTGGTTATAGCCCCAGGCTTGAAGCGCGGCGTTATTCTGGATCGTGTTGGCGTCGTACTGTCCAAGAGTGGCCGTGTCTGCCAAGGTGGTTAGAGCAGATCCCGCTGACGTGTCGACTCCTCTGGCAGAGAATGCCGCTTGCTGCGTACCAATCTGTCCTCGCGTCCGGCGAAGCTGCTCGCTGGACTGCGTCGAGGCATTCTGACGAACTACTTCGGCCTGGCTATCCGCGAGACTGGCCTGCTGCTCCATGGCTGAGGATTGAGCTCGACTCTGCTGAACCTGATTGATCGCGCCTACGGCAGCAATCGCGATGGGTATTGCGGCCATCCCCATAATCAATCTCTCCAGTAATCAACTCGATGGAAGGGAAGACCCTGAAAGCCGAAGGGTTTGGCTGACTGAATCTCAAACCCAAGCCATCGAAGCCACTCGATTGACTTGGTGTACCGGGCGTCAACATGGTTGAAGACGTGGCTGTAACAATCGAGAACCGCCGGCAGACTACGGGCATGTGCTTTGACGAATGCTCGCTTGTGCTTATCGATCAAGTCGCTGCCGAGCAACCAGGCAACACCTTCACCACCGAGAATTGTCGTTGGTGCCACGCCCCACATACACACGACAGAGCCATTCACTAGACCAGCCCAGGCGCGCGTGCTTAGCGCCAGGCTGGTTTCGAGGGCTGATGTCGGCGTTGCATGCCAGGTCGCCCACACCTCCATGGTGTCTGCCTCCCGCATGCGAGGCGCCAGATCGGCGGCGTGAAGTGGGGTGGCTTCCGTCACGATGAATTCAGCCGCCAACTGACACCTCCGGGATGATGGCAAGAATCGTCGCGGGCAACGGCTCTTTCTGCTGCACGACCACAGTCCCATCGTCATCCCACGACCCAGCCAGGTTGACATCGATCTTGCCGGTGATCGGCGTGATCGGATTGGCCCACCCATCCAGGCGCGCGCGCTCCTTATGCTGAGCGAACTCGGTCTGGTAGTAGGTCAGATCGCTGTAGCTGCGCCCCGTCTCGATTCCGCGTGAATCTTTCACCAGCAGTGACACCTTGGTGATCTGCTTGCGCTTCGTGCGGATCATCTGCTGAGCGGAGTTGAAAGGCAGGGTCTCAATCTGCGCCGTGATCGGGAGTCCGACGTGAACGACACCGTAGTAGTTGTGCAATGTGACTGATCCATCCTCTACGATGTACGAACCAACGGCGTTTCCGTCAGCCAGAACGGACACCGTCTTGCCCTCCAGGTGCTCCAGTCCGGAAAGCGTCTTGGCCTGAATCTCCCAATCATACGAATAGGTCACTCGGCAGCTTTCCGGCACAACCCTGACCGCGTGGGTATAGACCAGCGTAGGATCGAGGTAGTTGTAGATCTCGAGTTGGGCAAACTGCCCATCATGGCCTGTGATACGGATGTATCGACCGACCATGCTCTCATCGAACATGTCACGATCCGCACGAATGGCGACGTAGCTGCCAGCCGACCAGTCCGGGTCCTCGCCCGGGTCGACATCGATACGCGTCGACTTGCGCCCATCGTAGGTCAGTCCGGAATCGACAAAGAAAGCGTCACGGATATCGTCGAAACGACGGTCTCCGATGCGCTCAATGTAGCGCTTTGTCTGCCCCTCTACAGTGCGCCTGACGCTAACGTAGGCAACATCGATCGTCCCCTCACGGACACAACAGACCGATTCATAGGTGCCGTCGGTGTCATGCTGGGCCCAGGCGATGACCTGTTGCTCAGGCATGAATGTCATTGACAGTAGGCGCCCATCATCCAAGACCGCCCAGACCATGGAGTAGGGCGACTGAGAGTAATCCCATGACACGACCCGCCGGCCATCGAAGAGATGCTCGGCAAGCACAGTGAGATCGTCACCGGTGTAGACATCGGACTCAAATGAGTATGCCAGCGATCGGACTTTACTTTGGTCGCCCTGGATGTAGATCCCAACGGTACCAACGACGATGGGCGCCGGCGTTCCACATCCGCGATAGCTTTGCGCTTTAGCGAATACCGACGAAGGCGTGAGGGCTTCATTCTCCGAGCCGATCAGAAACTCGGATCCGCTTGTCATGGCGATCAAGCCATTGAGCGGAAGGATGTGGCGGATCACGTTGACCTGACGTGCGGCAATGCGCAGTGCGATAGCGTCGCTGTCGATCGACGGGTTCGATACCAGGAACGAGTTGTAGATGCCTGACTCAGTCATCCATACCCTGTCAGGGAACGTATCGCTACCACCAAAGACAAAACGCTCCTGAAAGTACGAAACCGCTCGCGGGTATCCCTGTCCATCCGTCCACGCCGGCAGATACCACTTGTAGGACGTGCCAGTGATGACGCGCTGCGTGATCGTGACAAAGGTGTCGACCTGAATGGTCCCACCAGAGCCGTCACTCTGCGCGCCAGTGAGAACCGGCGACGACGTGGTGAGGGTGGAACCGGATATTGTGTACTCGCTGGTCCCCAGAACCGTCGAGACATAGTCTCCAGCATCGTCATCCCACTGACGCACTTGGACCGAGAAGCGCTCAGGGTCTGCGCTATCCGCACCACTGATTGAGAAGTTGCTTTGCGAACCCTGGCCACCGCCTGACGTAGGTTCGACGGTGTGTTCCCAGGTTCGGGTGTTTCCGCTGCCGGCGTCTACCACCGTCTCGGGGAAACGGCTGATAACCGTCGCCGTTGCTGTGCGCGAGTCGGTGATACCGGTGATAAGGGCGATGCCATAGCCCGAATGCAGGTACTCAAGCTGAACGCCGACGACTTCCCCGTATGCTGGATTAAACCGGTTCGGGCCATCCCATCCCGTGCCGTAGGTGAACGTCGGCTGAATATTTCCTGTCAGCGCACCGTCCTGCTTGTGAATGACCTCGTAGGTATTGATATCGGACGTCAGAAGCTGCCCGACATCAACCTCGCAGAAACTTGTCCAGGCGTTGATATCGCCGTTATCGATCTGATCGATCCGGATCTGGTGTCCGATCATATCGATTGTGAAGGCATCGAAGTTCGTCTTCACAGTGACGGTTCCAGTAGGCGCCGTCACCCACATGCGTGCCGCCTGATTAGTGTTGGGGTCCTGGAAGCAGTCATTCGACAACGACAGTTCGGACAGGCTCCACGACATGGCGCCTTCGCGACGAATCTGCCTCGGCGCATGATCGGGGTGGCAGAGCGTCAGGATGTCGGCACTCTGAACGAACGTGATCTCGTTAAGGTCCTGGATGCCATACGGCGTGGCAAATTCGACTGGACTGCCGCCATCGAGAAGCTGTGCACCGTTGGTGACGATTCGGCAGTAGTTGAAGCCCATCTCGAGCACGTACGTCTGCGAGACATTGAAAGAGAATGGGATCAGCCGCACCTGCCCCGAATTCTTGGTCTCGACGATGAAGCGGGAGCCAGGTCGATTGACCGCAGCTCCCTGAGGCAAAACGAGGAAATTGCGACACTTCTTGAGTGCAGACGGGTACTTGGCGAGGTCGACACGCCCGTACAACAACGGCGAGAGTTCGCCGGCGACGAACGAGTATTGCATCACCTCTGCCATGGATCACCCCTGTAGTCGTCGCCATAGAGCCGGCGAGCCTCGTCGTACTTCGACGGCAACTCTGGCTCGGGATATTGCTCGCCAAGGTCATTCGTCTTGGCATTCGAGAGCAGCAACTGTGCTTCCTGGCTCTTGGCCTGATAGAGCTTCGCATTGCTGGTGATCGGCATGGCAATACGACTAGCCAGGGCCGCCACGAATGCCTGCACGAAGTCACCACTGAAGAACGCCTCATTTGGCCTGCACGTGTACTCAATGCACGCATGCTGTAGATCACAGGCAATGCCTTTGCGATCCTCGAGCGCGACAGTCTTGAACGGCACGGAATGGCGTTGCCATCGACCGCACGGCGAGACGATCTTGTGGATCGAGATGCAGTCATCCGGGTAGGTGTACGTAAAGCGGAATCCCGGCGTTCCGACGGTAGCCTGCGCCAGCTCGCGGAACTTGATCGCAAAGCCCCACCGGTGCTGCCGGAGCAGATGCTCAAGCGTGGGCTCGTACCAGAGACGCAACTGCGTTGCATCGACCGAACCGTCATCCATGCTGGTGATGGTGCGAGTCGAGATGATGCTACTCAGCGCCATGTTGGCAATCGCAGTCTTGTCCATGAGCTCACTCGGCTTTTGCGGCTTCGTACTTGCTGACACCGGCATTGGTCAGCGACAGGTCGTCACGCACGTTGCGGGGGTCGACTTCGAACATCAGGCCTTCGACTGCGGCGTAATGCTTGCCGTCGATCTCTTCAACGGGACCGTCGGCATAGATAGCGCCGTCTGATGATTCAGACGGCGCTGGAGTGTTGGGGACAGCGTCAAGCGGGATCCAATGCTTGCCCGGCTTGCCATTTGACTTGAACTCAGCACCTTCATCGACAAACACGTTATCGACGAACAGGTTTCGAGCAGCACGATACTTGGCCATCACAGGCTCCCAATGAAAAATGGGGCCGTAGCCCCATCTGTTAAGCAGTAGTGACAGTGATCGCGAAGGTAGAGCTATCCGACATGGTCGCCGTTCCACCCGTCACAGCGCCATTAGTGTCAACGGTCAGATCAATGGCGGTGACATGGATCGGAGCTGGCGCACCTTCAAGCGTGGTAATTCGCGTACCGATACCGTTGATAACGGTGTCTAACGTTCCAGCGCTGATGCCGCCACCGGCGAAATCTTCAACATCGATCTTCGCGTCGTCGATTCCGGCAGCGACTTTCACGTTGGTTACTGCGCCATCGCCGATCTGCGCATTGTTAATTGCGCCATTCGATAGCTTTGAGCTCGTAACAGAACCAGCCGCAAGCTTTGCGCTGGTTACCGCGTCATCTGCAATCTGTAATGTATTAACTGCGCTGGGTGATAACTTGGCATTAGTAACAGCATCGTTAGCGATCTTTCCTGTGCTAACGGATTGATCTGCCAGCTTGTCTGTCGTTACCGCACCGTCTTCAATGCGGTCAGTACCAACAGGCTCCAATGCCTCTTCATTGGCATCGATAAGGCCTTTTTCGAGATGTTCTAGCCATAATCGTTCTGAGCTAGAGGCATCCCGATATTTGAATGGCACATAAGCCATCTCGCACCTCCAAAGTGCGCCGGGGCGTTAACCCCGGCGATTGGCTTAGTAGCTCGCTTGATGGCCTGCCACGACGCCGGCAGTCACCGCGCCAGCCGTGCCAGTACCAGCCACGGTGTAATTCAGGCGCAGATAGCGATTGGTACGCCAGGGCATGTACTGCGGCATGAACACGTAGCCAGCGACGAGATCGGCAGCCGGAATGACGCCAGAGGTAGAGATGGTTTCGGATGACGCGAAGTCTTCGGTCTCCGAGGTCTCTACTTCAACGGTCAGTCCGGTGGCGCCAGCGAAGTCCTCAACGACTTGAACGCGAAGTGGCACGGGAACCCCCTTGCCGATATCGCGATTGACACCCAGGTCGATGACGTTCTCGGACACGACCGTAGCCGTGAGCTCCTGCGCATCGCTGAACAGGAAGGTGTAGTCAAAAATCATGTCGGTCTCCTTATTCGGCGAACTCAGGAACAGCGGCTTCGGTGTTGAGGATGGCGTCACACTCACGCACCGGGATACCGCGATAGCCCATGACTTCGCGACCGTCGACGTCTTCCATGCTGGTCAGACGGCGATAGGATGCAGTGGTGGACTTGGTCGGCGTGGCTTCGGCGTCCAGTGCTTCCAGTACGTCGGTGTTGCAGTAGATCGCAGCACGACCACCGATGATGCGACGCTGGTTGAGACGGTAGTACGCCTGGCGCATCAGCTTGTAGATGTCGAGAGTGCCAGCGACAAGATCAGCGGTGCTGATGTTCGCGATACGCGCCACATAGCGGTAGTCACGAACGGATAGGCCGAGATCCCACTCGAACTTCTCGCGCATCACGTCAAGAATCGAGCCATCAGGCAGCGTCTTGGTCTGCTCGCCCTTGTCCTCGCGCTGAAGGCCGGCCATGGTGCCCTGCGGATAGAGACCCTGGACGGTGCGCTCACCCCATACCACGAACCAGATAGAGGTATTGTCGGCACCAGTACCGCCGCCATTAACCGTCTGGTTGTAGACGTCATGCTTCTGACGATCAGCGATCTCACGGTAAGCGTTGAATCGCGGCGCCAGACCCATGAAGCGCTCAGGGTTGGTGTCGGTGTTGCCGTAGAACAAAGTGGACGCCATGTCCTGGTTCATACCTTCCAAGAATGCTGTCGCCTCATTCAGGCGGAATTTGCCCGGATTCTTGGAGAGCTGCACCAGCTTGGAGTCGACCTCGGACCAGCTTTCCAGCATGCCGGTCGCGTCCTTCACTTGCGCAGTGGTGGACTTGGTCGGCTGCACGCCCTGGTAGAGCTTGCGCCAGGTGCCAGACGGCAGGCCGGTGCGAGTCGTGGTCAGGTGAGTGGTGCCGTTGTTACACTCAGCCATGATCATGTCGAGCATGATCGGGTTGGATTCGGCGAGCAGTTCGATGATATCAGCGATGCCGCCTTTGCCGTCTTGCTGCTTGAATTCGTCAGCAAGCGTCAGATAGGTATTGCCGGTCGTAGCCATGTGCTACCTCACTTCTTCGGGTACATGTTGGGGTAGAGGCGCTCTTCGAGAGGAACTTCACGTTGGGATGAGCGCTCTGTGCCTTGACCGGGCGAGTCCTCGGCCATACGTTTGCCGATGACAGCAAACATCTTCACAACGTCCGGGTTGTTTCCAAGCCCGGACTGGTCGAGCAATGACTTGATACCGTCGTTGCCGAATTCCTGAATGGCACGCTGGGCGTGCTTGATATTGGCGTCGAACTTCGCGCCACCGAATTCCGCATCAGATTTCAGATCCTTGACCCATTGCTCTTGAGTCTCGCGGTACTGCTCGATCTGCTTCTGGTGGGCCGCCTGGGATTGGCGGGTGTAGATGTCGACGAGCTTCTGGGCCTGTTCTTGGTTGAGGTCCAGCTCTCGAGCGATGGGCTCGAACTCTCCGATGGCGTCCTGATTCAGTTCGCCTTCGAAGCCTTCCGGAAGCTTGAAGTCGTAGGCCTCGGGGGCGTTGGGCTTGGCTTCTTCGCCTTCACCTTTCTTGTCTTCACCCTGGCCTTCGCCTTCTTTACCCTCGCCGACTGCACTCTCTTCGACTTTGCCCTCGGCGCCCTGATCAGCACCTTCGGCGCCGGTCAGCAGTGAACTACCGCCTTCTCCAGCACCTTCCTGTGCGCCTTCTTCAGCGCCGGTATCGACTGCTTCATCAGCCATCGTCTATCTCCGATTCTTCGGGTTGAGAGCGCTTGCGCTCCTCGTGGAATTGATCGAATTCGAACGCCATGCGAGAGGGAAGGAGAGGGTCGGCAGTGGCCAGTAGATCGAGCATCGCCTTGGCTCCAGCACGCCTACCCTGATGGAACGCCATCATCTGCGGGTCGGCCTGAGCAGCGACGGAGCGGTACCCGAGACTTTCCGCGAGATCAAAAAAAGCGAGCCGAAGCTCGCCATCTTTGAATGCTGTCTCTATCGCTCGTCGCCGCGATTCGCGGATCTCTTCATCCGTCACAGATAGCCCCCTTGCGTGAGCGTCTGTAGAGCATTGGTGCCATCACCCGTGTCGGTCTCGCTGAGCAGTTTCGCGCCCTGTATTCCCTGCTGAGCAGCCTCGGCCATCTGCTGGGCTTGCTGCTGCTGTTGCTTGGCCTGGCGCGCTGCTGCAACGTCTTCCTCGCTGTTGAAGATCGTCGGAGACACGCCCACGCTCTCGCCGTAATCGCGAATCGCCTTGTCCTGGTTGATGTTGTCCAGAACGGAGGGGAATGCACCGGCCATGTTTCCAGCGAACGAGAGGAATCGCTCAGTCGATTGAATGCCAACGAGGCGCTGCGCCTGGGCCAGAACAGACGTGTATTCGACGCGGATCTGGTTGTCTTCCATCTCCGCCATGATCTCGGGCGGCGGCATGAGCTTGCCGCGACGCCAGAGAATGCCGAACACACGATCAAGCAATGGCTCTTGCAGGTCTTTCTGAACTGATTCAAGAACTGGACCGAGCAACAACATCTTCTCTTCGTGCCGCTCCTGCACCTCACGCGCCGTAATCCCGCTACGGTCGTCGTTCATCAGCAGACGGAACAGGTCGACGTAGAACGCTTCGTTGATGCGCTGGCGAGTGTCCTGAATGTCCTGCAACACGGCGCCGATATCGAATGTCATCTGGTAGACAGGGTGAATACCCTTGCCACCAGAAGCACCGGTCATCTCGTCGTAGTAGTTGACAGCACCAGGGTTGAGCGACACACGCCCCGCGTTCTGCATGCCTGACGGCACGTTGAGCGGGGGGTTGATGAGCTTGGCCACGGCTTTGTGCTTATCGGACTGCATGAGCTGTAGCGCCTTGCAGTCGCCGCGACCGTCCCAGCCGGGGCCAGTCCCGTAAGTCTCGCCAGCCTGAGTCATCCAGCGTGGGGCGATGATCGGGTTCTCATGGAACCCGGAATGCCTCAGAAGACCGTCACCTTCGTTCGAGCCTTTCTCGATGTAGATCGAACGGAACGGTAGCTTCTTAGCATCACGGCTATCAGGATCATGATCAGGATTAGGTTCGATAGCATGGATGATATCGACCTTCTGCTGTAGCTCCGCGCCGCCTTTCTCATAGTTGCGCCTCACGCGATCAGATACCGCGTCCTTGCCGAACTCATCCACGACTTGGTGCACCGTCATTCGGTACTCGCGGTACATCGTGTTGACGCGGCCGCGATAGTCGATGTCGAGGCAGTAGGAGCCAATCGGCATAGCCACTGCCCGGATGTCGTCTACGTCATCCTCGAGCAGAAGGAAACAGTGCGTACAGAACACGCCAAGATCGAGATACGCTTTGTTGAGGACGCTGTAGACGTTCGACCGGCTCATGGCCGCAAGACAGCGCTTGGTCGTGTCCTCGAGCCAGACTTGCACCTCCTGATCGTCGTTCAGGTCTTCATCAGGCAATTCGAACTTGAACCAGGGGCGGGCAGGGGACGTGATGCCGGCCATCATCCCGGATGCCAGGGTACGCGATGCCAGAACACCGGTGTTGTCTACCAGCTTGTTCTCTCGACTCTCACGCTTCGAAGCGTTGTCATCGCAGAGAAACTTGGCCTTCAACGGTTGAAAGTAGGAGCTAAGCTCCTTCCATACTGTTTCCCACGATGTCCGTTCGTTTTTCAGCTCGCTGTGACGAGCCAAGATCTTTTTACGCAGCTCTGACTCGTCAGCCATTAGGTATCACCATATTGCGGGCATAAAAAAGCCACCCGTAGGCGGCGATGAAACTGTGTGAGGTTATTGGCCGAGGAGCGTGACTCCTTTTCCACCACCAGAACCACCTGATGCACCGAGCGGGCTGGTCAGGATCGTCGACTGACTGCCAGCCGATGCAGCACGGCGCCGGCGCTGTTCGTTGCCCGCTTCCTGCGCGCTAGAATCCTGCGTGATGTTCGAACCAGCTGCCGGCGCTTGATTGATGTCTGGCGCGCTCTGTGAACCCAGTCCGAATGTCGAGGCAACGCCACCGACCAGGCTGCTTACCGTGTCGCCCATGGGAAACTCCTATGCGAAGGGGTCGAAGTCGGCGATGGCGACTTCTTGGTGATTGGATAGAACGGATGCGCCCTTGCGTGGCACGACAGGGAAAGCGAACGTGAGCACCAGGGCATCTGACCGGTTGGGAGATGCGACGAGACGCTTGCGGATGTCCTCTTTGCTCTCAAGCACGATGCGCGAGTCTTTCTGGCGCACGGTGTACTCAGGCCAAGTCAGCTCATCAGCGGTCTGCTGATCTGTCAACTGACCGCCGTCCTTGAGCCACTGCTTAACCGATGCGTACATTTCACCGCGCTTATTGAGCATTGCTGGATCAGATGAAGCGCCACCGAAGTTGACGAGCTTCCACTTGCGCCCCCAACTCTTGCCGACTGAGTAGATGCCGGTACCGTATCCGTAGTCGATGTGGACTGCGTCTGCACCAAGCTCATCCTCGAACCGAGCGATACGCTCAGCCATGAGGACGTCGTCGTCTGTCTTGGCCCACGTGCCCAGCATGCGAGAGTGCAGGCCCTGGCGAACGTAGATCACTGCGTCATCAGAGCCAGAGAATGCAGGGTCAACGCCGATGATGATCGCCGAATGCTCGATCTGGCGCTCGACAAGCTGGACAGCCATGCCAGCGTCAACAAGGTTTTGCCCGATGAACTGGTTGTCAGACGATGACGGGAACTCGCCACGTACGCGGACGCGAAAGTAGTCACTGTCCTCGCCGTAATCCTGGAGCTTGCGCTCGATGTCGTCCTTGTTCGTTACCTGGACAGAACGAGAGTCAACTTTTTGCGTCTTCCAGCGAGAGCGGAAACGACGCCAGCATTCACGGAATCGTCCGGTGTTGCGAGTCGGGTTGCCGAACACGAACCAGAAGGGCTCGCCGTCGGTTAGACCACCCTCGGCCACTTCCCAGATTTTGTCCGGGACGTTGGATGCCTCATCGAACAGATACCAGGGAGACGAGTCGGCGCAGTGCAGCCCGGCGAATGCCTCGCTATTCTCCTCACGGCACGTCAGAGCGTCCACACGCCAGCGCTCGGGATGGTCCTTGTGGGTCATCGCCAGGGAGCCTTTGCCGCTCCCCAGATTGAACCAGTGACCGGTGATGCACTTGGACCTCCACTTCGCCAGCTCTGACCACGTCTTTGTCTTGAGCTGATCACCGGTATTGGCCGTCACCACGCCCTTGCTGAATGGGCGTGTCGACATGATGAACAGGATGATCCAGCTCGAACCAGCCGATTTCCCGATACCGTGGCCGGATGACGTAGCATGCTGAAATGGATCGACTGGCGTAGATCCATTGAACGCGACGCGCCGGATATGCTCACCCCAGTCGTCCAGCATCTCGCAGGCCCATTCGTCAGGGCCCCATTCGCTGTCATACCGAGATGCCCAGGGCTCAACCAATCGCGCTTTCTGGATCGACTCGTCGTTCTCCCAATCGAAGGCATACATGACCCAGCCCATCGGGTCGTCAGCTAGTCGGCCCATATCCTCGGCTAGCATGCGCTCGTATTCGGCTGGGCTCATTCGCTTTTACCTGATCGTCTCCGGGCTGCGAGGATTACAGCAGCGGCGTCATCGGGGAGGCTGTGCTCAACCTTCTCCTTCCACGCCTGCACGTCAACGTGCTTGCCGAGCATGTCGAGGTTCTTCACCTTGTCCGGCCACTTGATCTTCTTGAGTACACCGATCTGTTCGCGCTCGTCGCCGTTCATGCCCCATATCTCGGACACATCCATGCCTGAGACGTAGCGACGCCAGGCTACGGGCCATTCCTTGATGGGCTTCAAACCGCCGTCGTCATTCAGGATGTCGAGCACATCCATCTGGTCGATCTCGACCAGACGATGAAGCACGTAATCGGCGTCGATCTTGGTGCGCGCAGAGCGTGCTGTCTTGCGCTCCTGGATGGCAGCCGCCACCTTAGCATTGCTTAGCAGTCGAGAAGCCGTCACCTCGGCGCTACGCTCGGAATAGCCAGCACGGATCGCCGCCTGCTTGGCGTTCAGGTCGATCAGGTACTCTTCGACGAAACGAGACTGCCGGGCTGTCAGCTCGACAGCCCCCTTGGCAGTCTTGGTCATGTCGTTACCTTGGTCGTAGAGCTTAAAAAAGCGGTGGCTTTCCAGAATTTTGAGCCATACGGTTGAGTTCCCCCCTAACCTGGAGCGCCTCAGATGGGTACATCACAAAAGATCGCCGAAGACATTGGATGCGGCCTTACTGCCCAAGATGTCGACGAAGTGGATATTGAAGAGCTCCTTCAAGAAGATACCGGCAGTAGCGGAGAAATGGTTTATAGCCTGTATTTCAACGTTCCCGAGAATACTCCTGCCCACATTCTCGCGAAGACGGGATGGGAAATCGGTGACAGGGTAGAAGTGAGCCAACACGTCTTCGACTCACCAGATGATTGAGAGCTGAAGTTACCGGCGGCGGTTGCATTAGCAGCCGCCTCAATACCCCTCGTTCTCATCACTCAATAGCGATTGGCTTACGTTACCGGTAGCGTTTCGCTTACGCCCTATGCGCCGTGGTACGCCCCAGTTGCGGGTGTTAGGTTGTTGATGTCTCCGAATATGGAGACGTCCATTTGTGGCAAAGGACACCTCTCATGCCTAACCCCTGTTACAAGCAGCAGAAGGACAACCGCGGCGAGTGGTACTGGGTTTACTACGCAAGGAATGGCGAAGCAATTGCCAGAAGTTCAGAGAGCTACAAAGCAAAGACTGACTGTGAGCATTCAATCGACCTTGTTAAGGGCTCGAAAGACGACCCGGTCTATACTCACTAGTGATGGCGGCCCAGTGGCGGCTGGGCCGTCTGTGCTGCCACCCTGTGCGCTAGATGCTTAACCACTCCTGCCTCTCAACCAGTTGTGTAGGTACACAGTCCACGCACACAGTGTTACTGTGTGTAATGACTTGATTCCGTTTTTTACCTTTGCTACCGAGAGAGGGCGGTCGGCATGAGCGATGAGAGCAGACGTCCAGGTGAAAGCTACGTTGAGATATGCCGGCTGATGACCGGATTTGCCGTGATCTTGAACGAGCTAAGCCCTGATCACACCCGAGAGATTCTTGAGCTCGAGACCGAGAAAGACAATAAGCTGGCTAAGTTCATAAAAGGTTTCGTATACGAGGATGTGTGACTAACCTCTAACGCCGATCTGGCTGTAGAGATTAGCGCTCGGTGACTCTGCTGTCAGTTTCGCGTTCCGGTTCCCCCATTGCGTTGACCCAAAGAAATAGTTCAGCACCTGGGTCATTGCAGCGGTAAGGAAACCGAGGATGTACATCCGAGTGTTGTCGGTCAGCCCATCGGCAGGCATGAACGCGATGCAGCCCAACATGATAATCCCGCCGACCAGCACCCCGGCAGCCAGCCAGTTCTGGAACTCGCCTTTCCCGGCGGCCAGAGCTGCCTTCTGAAGCCCACGAGCGCTATCCCGGTCGGCCAATACGGCCTTTTGCATCTCGAGCTCAAGCTCTCGGGCCTTGAGGTGCCATTCAGGATTTGAATCGATAGCGGATTTCACACTCTCCGGTGTCGAGTCAGCGCCGAGCAGGTCGGCCAGAGCTGCGCCGACTGCTCCTCCAGCCTTACCCGCTAACGCAGTACCTAGGGTGGGCGCCGCCTTCCCGACGATGTCGCCGATGTCTGACCAGGTCCAGTTCATTGCAGCCTCACTTGAGCCATCGGCCCACGATGATCTCGTAAAGGTCGTCGGCCTTGTTTCGGATCCATTCAGTTCCAAGGAATCCAAGGAAAACGCACGGCGCCAGAGCGACCTCGCTCGGCCATCCCCGCGTGTCGGCAATCCAGATGAATACGGGATAGAGCGCTACGGCCAGCAGCGTGCAGACCACAGCGCCCAGGATCGCCTTCTTGAATGGCCCGCCATCGTGTACGCCACGAGCCAGGGCGACGCAGAACGTCAGGAACGCGACGAGGAAGTAGGGCAAGTGGTCGAGCAACGGCTGCCAGTTGTTCGGATCACGTCCTGGCATGGCTCGGTTCTCATGATTGCGATGTTTCATGGCGCACCTCTCGGGCGGCCTGCGTACCAGTAGGGTTATGGTTATTTCGGATTCGGTGTGTCATCTGCAGCCAGCAGAAGATTGTCAGCGATTCGCCGGGACCAGCCGCGGCCGAAAGTCGTGAACGCTCCGATATCGGTCATGTAGCGGAGGCGGGCCGCCAGGAACCGCTTCAGCAAGTCGTCTAGCCACGCCGAGTTCACCGCGCTGCGGGTGACCGGACCATAGAGCCCATCGTCTTTCACGCCTGCCGCACGCTGCAGCAGCTTGATCGCCGTCTTCAGCCCGTGATTGATGCCAGCGTCAAACATTTGATACGCGATGGCGCCGTCAAACTGGCCGTTATCCGATGCCTTATCCCAGAAGTCGCGCTTGTAGACGGCCTTGGCGTCGTCACGGGTCAGGTTGCGGATATCCAGCTCGGGATAGCTCATCGCTGAGATGCCCCATTTGGTCCCCTTGAGTTCGCCAACGCCAACCGTCCCACTGGTCCAGTTGCCGCGATCAGCGCGCACGTCGGTATACCCGCCTTCATGACCAATGACGCGATCGAAAGCGACGTCGAAGGTGACGTTGATCATGGAAGGCTCCAGAAGAAAAGGCCGGCGAAGGGGAGCCGGCAAGATCGAACGAGGTGGCCGCTCGAATAGGTTGGCCCCGTGCCAGCGATTGGCGAAAAGGGGGTAGCCGATAATTGACCTGGCGGGGCCGAACACGAAAACACCCCGGCATAGGCCGAGGCGTTGAATAGGTGGTGATGACCGGGTTTACCCGGCAAGCAGCTGGCCTTTATCGGGGCGCCTATCGCTGTCAGTGCGCACGCAGTCAAGCCACGCATTCACCCTTGAGCACATTGCCCTCATTGGGGCCATCACCAATGTACCGCCCGTCGGCGGGTTGCCATGCAGCGCGGAGCTTCGCATGGTCTTGAAGTGCGCCGACCGGGATACTCCCAGTCCGTAGCGCAAATGAAAACGCCCCGACTGAAGTCGAGGCGCTCAAAGCTGTGCTGTAGCTTAGATCCCGGGGATACCGATAGGCCCTGGGGCGTCTGGGATGGGGGAACAACCGTTTAAGGCCAGAATTCCAGATGCAAGAGCAATTACCAGGATCAGGATCTTTGTATGGGACATACAATTTGTCTCAAGTCGAAGTGCCCCAGGAGTCTAGTCCACAAAACTGACCTGCCAATTAAAAAGGCCCGCCGAAGCGAGCCCTTGAAGTTTTGGAGCTGCTAAGCGCGTAGCTCGAACAGCTTAGCGAGAAGCCTACATTTCCACCCTTATTTCGTCAAGCGGCTCGCGCAATAAAATTGCGCATCTCTCGGTTGGCATCGCGCGTTGCTGTCATGATTGGCTCCATGGCTTCTGATTCGAGCTGTGAAACGATGTCGCCGAGCAATGGCCACGTCTTGTCCCAGCCGTCCTGTTTCCAGTTATCCGAGATGATCCGGATACCCCAAAGCCCGTAGATCGATTGGCAGATTGCCCGGGGTTGCAGCGGCGGCCGGGATCCATCCACGTTGTCACGATCCTGCATCATCCGCGCTTTGATCAGCGCCTCGACGCGCTCTCGGCGCGCACGACGATAACCGTTCCACGCATCCATGCCGATCGCCATCTGGTACCGGACCAGAATCGTATCCGCGACGTCGTCCAGGTACTCGTTCGCCGCGCCGGTGTCGTTGAGTGATAGCCAGTGACCGACGGCGGCCAGTACCGGGTTCGATTCCTCGAGGCGCTTCACCGCCTGCCAGATCGGGAAAGCGTCTTCCCCATGCGCTGCGCCGGCGCCGCCTTTCCGGCTCCTGGTCTCAGACGCTGACACCTGGTCTCGGGTGTAGTTGAGCACCACTTCTTCGCCGCGGTCATTCATTGCGACGTCGGAGTATGTGTGGCGGCGGCCGCTTTTCTTGGTGTGCGCATCCGTCTGCGCCTCGAGCATGCTGACCATCGCTTGAGTGCGGATACCGGTCTCGAACGCCGCGGCCCATGCTACGCGGGGGTTGGTGTCGATCATCATGCTCTCTCCTTGGTCATCAGTTGGCGGCCGTACTCAGCCAGGCATACCGCATCGGCGATGCCGTCGTGTGGGGCGCGCAGCCGCCCAGGCGATAGGTCGAGGCCAGGATAGGCCCGGCGGACGAAATTGATTGCCGCGCTTTTATCCTTGGCGGTGCCGGATAGCACCGCCTTTTTCCAAGCCTGTGGCGTCACGAGCCGATAGGGCAGCCCAAGCGCGTCGCAGATCCCGATCACCAGCCCGAATCCCATGCCGAACTTGAAAGTGCTCGCCACGCCCTGGGCCGGCATCGAGTGGACCTTCTCGATGATCACCAGAGCTGGCGATTGAACGCGAAGGAGGGTGGCTAAGGCATGCCCGTCGATCTCCTTGCCTGCCAGCGGCATCGGCTGCCCGGTTACCGCGCCGCTTGGGGAGATGCTGGCAACGCCGCCTTTCTGTCCGGGATCGATCCCTACGATCATTGCGAACCCTCCCATTTGCTCATAACGAACGTTCGCGCCTCGATCAGCGCGTCGTGGATCGGGCCGGCCGGGAACTGACGCAAGCCGTAGCCGATGATCTGTAGTAGCCAGTCCGACTGGTGCCGCTGCAACTCCGGGTCTCGATGGATATCTCCGTGGCATTCACGGCAGGCCGGCATGGCGAACGAGTCGGGCGCTGTCATGCCCATGCCGGACAAGCCCCAGCCCAAGCCGATCACGTGGTGCGCGTCGGTGGCGTCCTGTAGGCAGACGCAGCAGGGCATCGAGCGCACCCAACGCAGGTAGGCCGGCGAGCGGAAGCGGGGATCGGTCTTGCGCGGCTTTGGGCTGGCCTCACGCTTGCGCGGCGACTTCCGGCGCATCGGCTGGCGAGCGGTGAGGGCCGTTTTGCGCTTGAGGGCAGTGCGCTTCATGCGGCGCGCTCCTTTTTCCTGGCCGAATAATTCCGCACCCTTTGATTAACGCAGGTCTTACATGCCTTTCTTCCATTGGCATATATCGCAACATTGTCACCCTTCATCTCGTGCCCATGCTTGCATCGAGATTGCAAAGATGATCTCTGTCGGCTTCTGTTTTCAGAGCTGATTAGTAATCGAAGATGCTCAGGGTTGCAGCAGGCTGGATTCCAGCATTTGTGATCGACATCGAAGCCGGCCGGGATTTCGCCGATCAGAATGATGTATGCCGCCCGATGAGCCATTGGGCTTATCTTTGGCCGAGTGAATCGACCGTAGCCATCAGGATCCCTGTAAAGCTTCCACTCCCAGCACCCAGATTGTTTCTTGTCCAAGCGCTGCATGATGAAGGTTTTGTTGTCCATCTAAGCCGCCTCCTTGAATTCGCTGTAGGCCTTGAGCGCCGGTTCGCTCCAAGCGACCTCAAGCTCGGCACCGGTGGCGTACAGGAACTCCATGAATGCGGCGGCCTCAGCCTTTCGGAACTTGGTTGTCGATGGCCTCACGTACACCGGCGACTGCAGCACCCAGTCCCAGACCCGTTCGCCAGGCTTCGATAGAGGCGTTCCTTGCTCTTCCATTTCATGAGCGAACTGATTGACCAGCACAGCCTTTACGCCCTCGACCGAGTAACCACGGAAGCACTGGCGATGGATGTCGCCGATCATCGCGTGGTACTTCTCCTCCTGAAGGCGGGACTTGCCAGGGCGGCGAAGCACAACTTCAATCGGGCCAGCCTCGATGCCTTTGCTGATCGCCGCCGACGCGCGTGAAAGGGCGAACTGAGCGCCCTTGATGCTGTCGACTCGAATGACCACTTCCTTGGTCATATGACACCCCACATTTGCAACAATCGCTCAGCGATCAGGTAGAGCGACCATGGTGGGAAGAAGATCGCGAATAGCGTCGACCAGAACCCGGATGCGGTTACGGTACCGGCGACCCACGCGATCAGAACCAAGGTTCCTGCGAGTCCGTCTAGATTGATACTCACGCGGCCCCCTTGGGCGAATCACCAAGCCAGTACACATCGCCATCGCTCTCTATCGGGTAGCCGTTCCGGCGCAGCCCATCGATCGCCTGTTCAACGCCCTCGGCGCTGAAGCCGTGATAACCCTTTTTCGCCAGGATCTCGCTGATGTCTTCCGCGCTGGCCGGACCGTTGCCGAGAACCCCGAGTGTGAGTTGCATCAGGTCGACGCGGTTGTGCTGTGGGAATGTCAGGATTGTCATGCGGCACCTCGCTGACGAGCCTGCTGCTCGGCTTGATCGATGAGTTCTTGGCGTCGCTTTTCCATGCGCTCGAAATACTCGCGTGCCTCGCGCTGCTTCTCGGCGGAATCGTCGTTCAGCAGGTTGCGCATATGCCGGATTGCTTCGCGCGAGCGCTCCTTTTCCTCTTCGGTCTGGCCAGCGTCTTCGTCGAAGCCATGCGGCGCGGGCAGCAGGTGCTCGACCTTGGTCGCCGGCAGCAAACCCTGCTTGATGCCGTTCTGGATCGTCTCCTGGCGCCGCTCCTTGCTCTCCCCTAGGGATACTGTGTATTCCGGCTGACGCCCCTCCGCCTTGGCCTTGCCAACCTCGCGTTCGTAAGCGGCGATGAACGCCATTCGGGCACCAACCTTGTCTCCGGATTCCATGATCGGCCGGGCGACTCCCATTGCCGCGGCGGCCTCTTGCGTCCAAATGATCGTGTCCATCTCATCCATCGACTGGAGAGCAACGGACCATGCCTCATTGGGCGAAAGGTGCTGCTGGGCACTCGGCATACGCTCAAGCACAGCTGCAAGCGTCAGGCGCCCGGTCAGCTCAGAGCGGCACCGGCCCAGCGCCTGCTCAATCTCGGCGCGCTCATAGGGTCGGAGGTCTTTGATCATCATCGTGGCAGTAGCCGGACGAATCTCGGTTCCCAGCAGCTCGGCAGTCGCATAGACCGTCTCGAGCAAACCTTCGGCGTCTTGTCTCGTCAGTGGCATGGATCAGTCCTCCCAGCCGGAAGCGAGTAGGTTTCGGGCTTCATCGACATTGCTCAGGTTCGTTTGGGTGCCGTCGATTTGTCGTGCCCGGGTTGCGGTCATCTGGGAGCCGGTGCGCATCTGGGTCGCCAGGGTCTCGCAGTCCTGCAGCATCAGGCCGACCGGGTGGCCTTTGCGGACATAGAATTCGTTGTTGCAGCGAAGGAAATACGCGGCGACGCCTGGAGCCAGGTCTTGGCCGACGCGGTCGACCAGCTGGGACAGTTGTCCGGCGATGCGTTGGTTCCAGATCGGCCACTCGGCGTAACGCTGCCGGTAGGTCACGGCGTAGTTCGCCCAGGGCTTGAACGTCTTGCATGTCGGATCTTTTGGGCCAGGCATGTCCGGCGGGATTGCGCAGCGAGGCTCTGCAGCAGGAACCAAGCCAGCAGACGGAGAGGGCGGCGCAGCCCCCTCGTCCCGATCTGGTTCATCGTATGGTTCAGTGGATGGTTTAAAGGACGTTTCGGGTGACACTGTGTCACCCCGTTCCTGCACAGATGTCACCCCGTTGGTGTCAGGCTGACACCCCACTCCTGTCACGTTGTCACCCCGTTCTGATCGAGGTGACACCCTGTCACCCCGTTTGGGGGTGTCATCGGTCATCGCGATGTCATAGAGCACCGGGCGCTGATCAGGGCGCGGGATATGAGCTGCGACGATGGCCTGGTTACCCTCTTGGATAACCCCCAGCTCTAGCAGATCGGCAATTTTCCGAGTCACTGTGCGCCCGGAAAGCCCCGTGTACTCGGATAGCGTCTTGTTGGAAGGGAAGGCGTTGCGGCCGAACTTGTCGGCATGATTGGCGAGACCGACGAGCACGAAGCGCGCGCCAGAATCGGTTACGACTGTCTGGTTCATAGCCCAGGACATGGCTTCGACGCTCATGCTGCACCCTGCATATTGCGATGTGCCCACAGGCCGGCAACCCAGTTGACGCCCTTGGCGGTGAATTTGGCGGAGTTGAAAGCGTGCTCGTTCTCGGCGACGCCGGTCTTCACGACGAAGCGGCCCGCGTCGACGTGGTTCTGGTAGGGCATCCACTCGCCGCCCAAGCGGTACATGACGCGCTGGTCGCGCAGGAATTCGCGGAACTCGCGCTCATTGGCGTTGAGAAGCTTGGCGACCTGACGGAATCCCTTATTGCCAGAGTCGGAAGAAACGTAGCGCTCAACGAACTCGACAGCGGGACGAGCGGCTTCGGCTTGAGCCAGAGCGAGCTGTTCGGATTCTTTGGCGTCCGCCCAGGCGCGGGCAGCGGCTACAGGGTCGGCAAAATTGGGGAGGGCGCCACCATCGTTTTGGGCCTCAAGCTCCTGCCATCGGTCGACGAGCCGGGCGGTGAACTCGGGGCAGAGCTGGGCGACGACGATAGTGCTGTCGCGCTTTCCAGTCGCACCCGAGAACACGTAAACAGTGACCGGGCGGCCAGCGGTAGGCTTTTCCTCAAAATGAGGAGAAGCAATAACCATGCGATCTGCCAGCGTTTCGATGGTTCGCTTTACGTTGTCGTGCCGCTTCTCGACAAGCTCGGCAATTTCGAGACTGGTCATTGTTGGCTGGACATTCGATGTGAGCTGATTCATAGTTACCTCACTGGTTGTATGAAAGCCCCGGGGTTGGTTGGTCGCCGCCCGGGGCTTTTTCGTTACTGGTTGACCGACCTCAGGGCCGGCCTTGCTCCCATCACGCGCTCTTGAATCAAGGCGCGCATGCTCATCAGTGCCGCGACGGCATCGTCGATATCCGTCAGCGCCTGTTCGCCGTATTGGCGGTCTCTCTCGTCCAGCACACCGTCCTGCAGCATCTCGCTCACCACGCCCATGACATCGCCGGTTTCGCGTCCAACGGAGCCGAGTGCGGCGAATGCACAGGCTGGGGCGTCACCAAGGGCAGGGCGTCGCACGCCCATGAAGCCGTGACGCCGGGCCAACTGGACACGCGTATCTGTGTCGCCGTGCTCCTCGAGCGCTGTGACGAAGGGCTCCTCCAGCCACGCGGGCAGCTCGGTGCCGCCATCAACCCAGCGCTCGCAGCGCTTGCGCCAACTCTCAATGGTTCGCATCGACTCTGCATTCAGGCCGCCCAGCGAAGACAGGTTCGGCATCTTGTCGGACTTGGCGGGCGCCATGGCGTGGACAAGCGCGTTGAGCGTGAAGGCGAACGATTCGAGCGATACCCCACGCTGCTCGCGTAGCTGGCCAAAGCCATCCCGGAGCAGGGCGTCACGGCTGGGGTGTCGGTTGTCAGACATGGGCATGGTGTCGACCTTTGGGTAGTCTGGTTTCGTGGTTAGGCGGCGGGCTGCAGGTCGGCATACAGATCCGGGCGCAGCATTCGCCGGGAAACCTCGCCATCCGTAGCAATCTCGATGCTCTTGGCCATGGCCGCGCCAGGAGTGCGTCCACAGGCCAAAACTTGCCGCAGGTAGGCCGTAGTGGTTTCGGCCTTGGCCGCCACTACGTCGCGCTTTTCGGGCGACATGGATTGCCAGTACTGCTTAAGGGATTCGTTCATTGATTCAGGCATCGATAGGTACCTCCGGGGTACATTGTCATCCACTCCAAATGTACCGTCAAGGTTCTGTACCTAATAAGTACAAGTGGGCTCAAATAGAGCTCATGAAAGAGATCTCAGAAATTCGCCTTGAGAACGCCAGAACGTTAGCTGATCAAGTTGGCGGCACTGGTAGTTTTGCCTCGCGCATCGACCGTGAGCCGACCCAGGCATCGCGATTCATGGGCAGAAACCCGACCAAGAACATCGGGGACCGGCTGGCCAGGCACATTGAGGAATGCTTCGATAAGCCGAAAGGCTGGCTAGACACCGATCATTCCGGCCGCGGCGACTCGAACGTTGCTCATCACCCTGCGCAGTTTGAGTCGAATGTTGCTCCCGCGCCGCGCATGGATGGGTATGTGCCGGTCATCTCGTGGGTACAGGCGGGGGCGTGGACTGAGGTCTGTAACGTCGAGGCTGTCAGTGACGAGATGGTGCCGCGGCCGCCGGGGTGCTCCGACCGGACTTTCGCGCTGCGCGTGAAAGGGCAGTCGATGGCCCCGCGCTACGAGCCCAACCTGATAATCTACGTCGACCCCGAGGTGGTTCCTTTCGACGGGGATGACGTGGTGGCGGTGCTGACGGAATCGAATGAGGCGACTTTCAAGCAGTATGTAGAGGAGCCGGGCGGTGGCAAGATGCTGAAGGCCCGGAACCCCAGCTGGCCGGAGCAGTGGGTCAAGATCAACGGCAACTGCCAGATCATCGGAGTTGTGGTCGCCACCATGTGGATGCGGACGCCGAAGACTGGCTGATCGTCGGCCACGTCGTGTGGCGCGGCGGGGCGGTGTAAGGAAGAGTATGAACAACCTATCAGATGAGGTGATCTCAGCACTAGCAGTTGATTTTGCTAAGAAAAACAAGAAGAAGATAGCGCGACGTATAACCGACAAGAAGATCTTCCCTCGGGAAAAGAAGCCAGCCTCAGTATTCATGGCTGGATCCCCGGGAGCTGGTAAGACTGAGGCATCCCTTGAGTTGCTACAGTCCTTCCATAACGAAGGGGGCAGAGTTCTGCGAATTGACCCCGACGAGCTGCGCCATGAATTTGAGTGGTATACAGGAGATAACTCGTGGCTGTTTCAGTATGCAGTATCTATTCTGGTGTCCAAGGTTCATGACTTCGCGCTCGAACAGAGCCAAAGCTTCATACTTGACGGCACGCTATCCAGCCTCAATATTGCTATGGAGAATGTAGAACGATCCCTGGGTAGAGGTCGTTTCGTGCAGATCCTGTACGTCTACCAGGACCCGTATCTAGCTTGGGATTTTGTTCTGCGCCGAGAGGCAGATGAAGGTCGGAACATTCGGATGGAAACCTTTGTAGAACAGTATTTTGAATCCCGAAGGGTTGTGCATGAGATTAAGCGAAAGCACGGCAAATCCGTGCATGTAGATCTCATCGTCAAGAACAATGACTGTTCGGTGAGGTCCTACAAAGCAGGCGTGGATCGTATTGACACCCACCTCCCTGAGAAATACACTGCCGAGTCCCTGCTACAGGGACTCCCTAGCCGTAGGTGAAAAAATGCTTACATTTTTCAACGATAGCCAAAAAGTCGAGACAACCGCCTTCTCTGAATTCATTCGTACAGCGTCTTCGAGAGAGAAAAAGCGTGTTTATCAAAAAGTTATCGACAGGGCTATTGATCGTCAGAATCAGGTGATTGGACGTACCAACCGCGTCGCGCGATAGCCTGAAGAAGATAAGATTCCTCAAACCCGCCACCCGGCGGGTTTTTCTTTGCCAGCCACCCTGATTCCGTCAGCCGATCCGCCCTGAGCGAATTTTTTCGCAGCGAATCGCTAGCCCTTTCAGCGGCTTAGCCATCTTCGACTTCGTATGTACCAAAAAAGTTCTTCTTCATGGTTGACGATGTACCTAATAGGTACTTTAATAGGTTCCGTGAGGCGCAGAGATGTACCTCGGTATGAACGCAACGGACAGCGCCCAAAAGGCCAGGAAGGCCACGCTCTTTAAAAACCAGGTAGCCCCAACAGCACGTAGCGTGGAGAGCGCGAGGGCCGAGGGGATTACGCCGACCGGGGCTGTCGAAATACCGGTAAGGATTCAGCGCCTTGTTACGGCAGGGCGCATCCCCAAGCCCATTCGAGAGTGGGCTTCGGGATTTTTACAGGAGAGACAACGTGCAGATCACCGAAGACATGATCACACCGCATCACCATGCCGCCGCTAAGCGCTGGATAGAAAAGCACGGCATGCCGGAGAGCGACGAAGAGCAGGTTCGAATGGCACGTGAAGTGGTGGCAGAGGCTGGGCGCGTAGTTCAGCACATGGCTGAAAAGACGTTTCAGGCAATTCAGGCTCACCGGATGGACCGGGAGTACGGGGTAGAAACGATCCATGGTCGGCAGGGGCGTGAGCTTTTGAATGGCATCTACCACGAGCTACGCCAACGAGCATGACGCGATCCGCTGCGCAGTGCGGCCGATAGCCTGCCGCTGGGCTGAGAATACGGCGGCATCCGAAACGGCTTTCATATGGAGAGCCGCTTCGGATGGAGGTTCAACCGTCGCAGGCGCACCCTGGTGGTTGATGGCAAGTGTAGCTCCGGCTGATACAGCTGTTGCCGCAGGCTTTGCCAGCGCGACAGACCTTGCAGCAGCCTTGGGCGAGCATACGACCATCGTCTGCAGTCAGCGCCGAAAACTCGGCGACTTCAGGGCACTGGCCCTCGAATTGAATCTCCTGCGTGAAGGTGTGGGAAGCAGCCCCGGCCTGTACCGGTTGGTCGGCATAAGCGAACGCGAACGTCATGACCATGCTGCAAAGCATGGCGGCAAATATCTTCGTCATGGGGATCACCTGCGTCGTTGTCATTTTTGTCGCCGCCTCTTCGGGCGGATAGCACGAAGCTCTCACTCTTGTGCTGGCAAGCCAATAGACCATTGGTAACCCGGCTAAAGTCTCCAGTCCCTGCGTGCCGCGATCCAGCGGCTCCCTTGCCCGGCACCCGCCGGGCTTTTTTATTCCAAAGGTCCAGCTATGACCAGAACAGCAGATATTGCCCGGCGTCGGCTGGGCCTATCAGATCGCGCCCCGGAATCTCGGCTGACGCGATTCAAGCGCCGCCTGCAGCGCAAACGTTTCGGCGAACAGCCACTACTCGAAATCTGGAGGGTGTCATGAGCACAGTCGAACGAGACCTGGCGGACTACGAGCGCCGTGTGGACGACCGGGCGCGGTATGACTTGGCGCTCGGCCGGCAGACCGATGATCTGATCGACATGCTGCGGCGCGGCCATGGTTTCATGAACTGCAACCGCGGCGAGGCGATCAGCCGGGTCGACGAAGACGAGATAACGAAGCTCGTCACCGATTTGGCGCTGGCCGAACAGCCAAGCGACATCGAAGCGGCAACCCGGGCTCTACGCAGAGTCGTTTACGACGAGATCAGCGGTATGTGCAGAGAGGTGGCACGGCGGGAGCTGGAACGGAGGGAAGCAGCGTAATGGGCGACATGGGCGATGACTTCCGAGCACTCAGAGAACACCACCGAGAGCGACGAGAACGCAACCTGCAGCAAGCCGATCCGGCTGGCTGGACCAAGCACACAGAGCACCACTGGTCACGAGAGTTAGACGGCCATCGGCTCGACTACTGGCCCAGCCGCCGGCGATTCCGCTACCTAGGTAGAACGCATACCGGTGACGTGGATGGGTTCATCCGCAACCGAACAACTCAAGCGCCCTGAGCGCATTTTTTTGCCCGCTTAACGGGCTGGAGAGAGAAACGTGACCGCGATTGATAAAGACGCCGGCGCTCAACAGCCCGGCTCTCACATGGCGCTGTGGGAGCGCGTGAAGACGACGCCCGAATCGGCGACCAAGGAAGCGACTGTCGGCGGGCAGAAGATCACATCGATCGACACCATCCACATGATCCAGATGGCCACGAAGGAATTCGGGCCGATGGGGATCGGCTGGGGCTACAGCATCGACGAAGAGAGGTTCGATCAGGGCGCCCCCGTCACCGACGCGCAGGGCACGGTAATTGGCCACGAGCAGACGCACACGATCCGCATGAAGCTCTGGTACAAGCTCAACGGCGAGCGCGGCGAGGTAGAGCAGTATGGCCATACCCGCGCCGTCTACCGCACCAACAAAGGCACGTGGATGACTGACGGCGAAGCGCCGAAGAAATCCACGTCTGACGCCATGAAGAAGTGCCTTTCGCTGCTCGGCTTTTCTGCCGACATCTTCAGCGGCCTCTACGACGACCAGGGTTATGTCGCCGCTAGGCGTACCGAAGAGCGACTGGCGAAGTCCGACAACCTCGACGCCGAGCTTGATCGTCTTCGCCAGGAGTTCAAGGGCTGGCTCGAGAGTCAGCGCAAGATGCTTCAGCACCAGTTGCCGCACCCCCGCAGCATCCAACTGGCCGGTGACAAGGCGCTCAACCAGTTATCCGACCGGGCCAGTATTGCCCGGCTGGACGATGCGACCACCGGCGTTGCGCGCAAGCAGCTCCAAGACGCCATGCAGCAGGGCATCGAGCGCGTGACAAGCGCCAAGCAGGCAGAACGGCAGGCCCAGACAGCACAGCAACCACAGGAGAGCAACCATGGCTGATACCGCCGAAAACATGGAGCAGCAGGAACCCTATAGCAACGAGTTGATCGAGCTGACGCGCGTGGATCAGGCGCTGGCCGAGCTGCGCGCCAAGCACGGCAACGTGCCGGACTACACGACCGCCGAAGGCTACAAAGCCGGCAAGGCCTCGATCAAGGAGCTGACCGGCTACCGTACCGGGACAGACAAAGCCCGACTGGCGATCACTAAGCCGCACCGTGAGTTCATCGAGCGGGTGAACAACTACGGCAAATCGCTCATCGCTGAGATCGAGAAGCTGGAGCAGCCGCACCGGGACGCAAAGCAGGTCGTCGACGAGGCCGAGCAGCGCAAGAAGGAAGAGCGGATTGCTCGGCTGCGACAGCGTATTGCTCGCGAGATCACAAGCTATCTCGACACGGCCCAAGGGCTCGACTCTTCCGCCCTGGCCGAGCTCTATGATCAGGCGCAGGGCATCGACACCGGCGACTATTTCGACGTGACCCAGGAAGCGGAAGACGAGCGGGCCCGGGTCATCAATGAGATCAGCGCCATGCACGATGCCGCTGTGCAGCGCGAGCAGCTCGCCGCCGAGCAGGCCGCCATCGAGGCCGAACATCGCCGGCTGCGCGAAGAGAATGAGCGCCAGGAGGCAGATCGCGCCGAGTTGGAAGAGTTGCGGCGCTTCAAAGCCGAGCAGGAAGCGCAAGCCGCGCGCAAGGAGTCAGATCCGACACCCGAGCCGACTCTGGCTGCGCCCTGGCCTCGCGAACCTGCAATCAGCCAGGACGAACGGACAGAGGCCGAAACATCCTGGGCTGACGAAGAGGAATGGGCTGCCACGGCGGCGAGTGGCAGCGAGTCGAACTGGGACGCCGCTCGCGCGGATCTCATCGACGCTGGGCTCGATTGGCAGTCCGCCGAAACCGCGGTTCAAGCGATCTTCGACGGAGCCGTTCGCCACGTTGCTTTCGACTCGGGAGAGTGACATGGCCACATGCAAACCCCGCGAGAACTACCGCCCGTGGACGCGGGCGGAATACGACCTGGTCGAGAAGGCCATCATGCGCGACAACCGGCAGTACGCCAGCATCGCCGCCGAGCTGGGAAGAAGCGTGAAAAGCGTCCGAGGCGCTGCTCAGCGGATCGGTGTCTCGTCATGCCGACGCCATTGGCGATCACCGGACTGGTCAAAGCTGGATCGCAAGATCGTCGACATGCTCGAGTGCGAGTTGATGACGCCACGCCAGATAGCCGAAAAGCTCACGGCGCTCGGGAATCCCGTCCACAAGGACACCATCTACCGCCGCATCGCGGCCATGCCGCACAATATCCGCGAGCGCGCCCGCCGCAACGGCACGCGCATCAGGGTTGCCACCGGCGAGCGCGTGCAGCGTCGGCGAAAGCTGGCTGCTTGAGAAGTGTGATATACTTTTCTCAGGGCGTGGGTAGACGCCTGCCATCCACTACGGCAAACCAGCTATCAAACTGAAATACCCAACGAAATCACACATGATCTCTTTCTAGTGGATGAAAGGGAAATCGTCGGAGGCTACATGCCCACTTTTACAAGCACTTCTGAAGTTTACGCTTACATCGAGCAGATAAAATCTCAGGCTCGGAAATCTTCGAAAGACACTCCTACCATGAGTTATATGCAGCATCTTGATGCTGCTGCATTTCAAATAGCTCGTATGTCAAGCTACCACTCTATCAATAGTACTTATCGAAATTTAATCGATGGGTTGGCAGAGGCGGATCCGTATTCGTATGGAGTTGCTAGGTGCTCCTTGTGTTCCATGACCTTCTCAACTGACTCACGAGATGATGTCAAGGAGCATCGCAGGGTTCACCGGAACCTTGATGCATTAGCGGTCGATCGTGGAATCGTGCCGGACAATCACCAAGAGCGGGAGCGAAAAAAGAGTATTGCTTGGTCCGAGATGACTGGAGAAAACAGTGAGGCCGAGATGGCGAGATGGGAAGTGATCGCTAAGGCGTGGTTCGACCGCTCAGTCTTCTCAGCCGCGAGAGCAGGGTACTCAAAGAAACACCCGTCTCTTGATAGGTTCGTCGCGATGCTCGTTGATGATGGGATACACCCGCGTTGCAATTGCATCGGTTTGCTGAAGGCGAAATACGGCTCTGTTAAAGGTCCTGTTTCAATCAAGTCGAGCTACTGGCGCCCAGGCAGTTAATTCAAAGAGTCTACAACTGACCTCACTTATCAAGGCCACCCACTCGGGTGGCCTTTTTCGTTCTGGAGCACCCATGACCGAACACCGCGAGATTCGCCACTTCCACCTCTTCTGCGGTTTGGGCGGCGGCGCTGCTGGCTTCAACCGCGGCAACGCCCGGGTCGGCAACATGCAGGCCCGCTTTCGATGCATCGGCGGTATCGACGTCGATGCTGGCGCGATTGCCGACTTCCAGCGTCTGACCGGTACGCCCGGCACAGTCATGGATCTGTTCGATCGGGACCAATACCACACATTCCACGGCGCCGAGCCACCGCCTGGCTGGCGCGAGATAACACCTGCAGACATTCATGCGGCCGCCGGAAACGAGCGGCCGCATATCGTTTTCCTGTCCGCTCCGTGCAAGGGCTTCTCTGGTCTGCTTTCTCAGTCACGCAGCAGCACGCCGAAATACCAGGCGCTCAACCGCCTGACGCTTCGCGGCATGTGGTTGACGCTCGAGGCGTTCGCAGACGATCCGCCCGAGCTGATCATCTTCGAAAACGTGCCGCGCATCGCGAACCGGGGGCGGCCGCTGCTGGACAAGATCGTGGCCATGCTCGAGCACTACGGCTATGCCGTGGCCGAGACGACGCACGACTGCGGCGAGATCGGGGGACTGGCGCAGTCTCGGAAGCGCTTTCTGCTCGTCGCACGTCACCAGGAGAAAGTGCCGCCGTTCCTCTACGAACCGATCAAGCGCCCGCTTCGCTCAGTCGGCGAGGTGCTGGGCGAGATGCCGTTACCCGGCGATGAGCTGGCTGGGCCGATGCACCGCGTGCCGCGCCTGCAATGGAAAACGTGGGTGCGGCTCGCATTCGTCGAGGCCGGCAGCGATTGGCGATCGCTCAACAAGCTCGCCGTCGAAGACAGTCACCTGCGCGATTATCTGATCGTGCCGGAGGACCGTAACAACGGCTATCTCGGCGTGAACGGTTGGCGTGACACCGCCGGAACAGTGGCAGGCGCTAGCCGCCCAGGAAATGGGAACTTCTCGGTCGCGGATCCGCGGTTTGATCAGTCAGCAGCATGGCGAGACGGCCAGGCATACGGCGTCCGCCGCTGGGATGGACCGACTGGGGCCATTGCTGGACAGCAGTCGCCCGGCCAAGGCGCCTACGCAATCGCCGACCCGCGACCGCCCCAACATCTGGCATTCACTCAGTACGGCGTCCAGCACTGGGACCGTCACAGTGGCGTTGTCACCGGACAGCGAAGTCCAGGTCAGGGCGTTTTCAGCGTCGCCGATCCTCGACTCGCAGGTGTGCGCCACAACAACGTCTATCGCATTGCCAGGTGGGATCAGCATAGCCCGTCGATCACAGGCGGTACCGGCCCGACTGCCGGCGGCTTAACGGTAGCCGACCCTCGCCCCGGCATGCAGCGAGAGCGTGGCGACAACTACCTGACCGCGGGGCATTACGGCGTTGTGCCGTGGGCCAGCCCCAGCGGTGCCGTGTCGGCGGCCGCCGGCCATGACAACGGCCGTTGGTCGGTCGCCGATCCACGACTACCGGAGCCAAACGAGAAGCTGATCGCCGTGATTCGCTCGCTCGATGGCACATGGCACCGGCCGTTCACCACGCTTGAACTGGCCGCACTGCAGAGCCTGATCGATCCCCACGAATATCTGGAACTGTCCGGGCTTAGCGATAGCGCCTGGCGTGAGCGCATCGGCAATGCCGTACCGCGTGACGCCGCCGAGGCAATCGCCGGTGTCATGGGCACGACGTTGCTGCTGGCATGGAGCGGCGAGACATTCGCGCTCGGCTCCACGCCGATCTGGGTGCGCAACGTCGCTGCCGGTCTCGCCATTCATCAACCACCACGCGCGGCCGTTCACTGATCGGCCCCGTTACCGAGGGCCCACTCATGGATAGCCCGATCATGCGCTACCACGGCGGCAAGTGGAGGATGGCGCGCTGGATCATGTCTCAGTTCCCGCCTGCGTCCGAGTTCGACGTCTACGTCGAGCCCTACGGCGGCGCTGCCGGGGTGCTGCTGCAGATGCCGCCATCACGGCACGAGGTCTACAACGACTTGGACGAGGATGTTGTGAATGTATTTCGCGTGCTGCGAGATCCCTGGCGAGCGCAGCAGCTCGCCAAGGCCTGCCGGCTGACACCCTACGCCCGGGCGGAGTTCGAGTTGGCCTACCAACCGACGGCTGAGCCAGTAGAGCGAGCCCGTCGGACGCTATTTCGAGCCTCAGCTGGCTTCGGTTCGGCATCGGCGACTGCTGGTTCGAGTGGCTTCCGCACCTATACCGGAGAAGACGGACCCAAGGGACGGATAGCCGGCACCTGGCTCGACTACCCCCGGGTCATCGACAGCTACGTCGACAGGTTGCAGGGAGTAGTGATCGAGAGCCGGCCGGCGCTGGACGTCATGTGGCAGCATGATCGCCACCGCGCGCTGCACTACGTAGACCCGCCCTATGTCGCGTCGACCCGACAGAAAGGCCATCGGATCGTTTACCGCCACGAGATGGACGAGACCGCCCACCAAGAGCTGCTCGCCACACTCCAGACGCTACATGGCTTCGTGGTGCTATCCGGCTACGACTGCGAGATGTACCGCGACATTCTCACCGGCTGGTCGCTGGTTCAAAAAGAGGTTTCCGTCTCTGGCCAGCGCGGTGGCGTTAACCGAACCGAATGCCTCTGGCTCTCGCCGCGGGTGATCCAACAGCAACGCCAGCGCGACATGTTCACCTGCGCATGACTTAGCGTGTAGGTGATTGACGATTGTGGCGGTATGGGCCGTCAAGTACGTTATCTAAGCAAATTCACATTCAAGGAGGGCGAGATGCCAAAACAGATCGCGTTGGCACTATCCATCATGCTGCTACCGACTATGGCCTTTGCAGACGACTGCCAGATGATGAATAAGGGTGTCACGACGTGCGAATACGCTCAGCAGCTCTTCGATCAAGAAGCGGGCGACCTACCGAAGATGATTGGACCTGGTATCCAAGCGCAGGATATGGATGTCGAGGGAGCCACCATGAAAATGACCGCTCGTTTTCCAATCACGAAAAAAATGCTTGAGCAGAAAATGGCGGGTCAAGGCGAGGGCGCCGAAGAGAAGTTCGCGCGCCTCTTGGGTTCAGCGGCATGCATGGAGCCGGAAACCAAGGATTTCATTTCGTCGGGTGGTAAGTTGGAGTACACAACGCTCTACCAGGACGAAACTCCGATGGGCTCCTTTACCGTGGATCATTGTCCTTAAAGCCCTCGCAACACTGATTTTTAACCAGGCCGCCTCTCAAGGCGGCCTTTCTCGTTTCTGGAGACAAATTATGTTCCCCAAAGCTTTTCATCTCTACCGCGTCCACGACCAGGACGTGCTTCTCGACACCGTGCCATTCGAAGAAGCGCTCGCCGAACTCCGGTTTCGCCCCGTGTCGCCTCGCGAAGCTCGCCGTGTCGGCTGGGCGCCACCGGCCGGTAAACGGAGCGAAGCGCTTTCCCACGAGATCCAGCGGCACATGCTGCTGACGATGCTAAAGCAGGAGCGCCTACTGCCCGCGGCGGTGATCAATGAGGAGGTCGCAGAACGAGTGGAGGCCCGCGAAGCCGCCGAAGGTCAACCGCTCTCCCGCCGAGAGCGTCAGCTACTCAAGGAGCAGGTGCTGGAAGAGCTACTGCCGCAGGCATTCACGACCACGAAGCGCTTCGAGCTTTGGTGGGACACCGCAAACCGCATTATCGGCATCAATGCCGGCAGCCGGAAGGCGGCCGAAGAAGCGCTAGATCTGTTGCGGCAGACGCTGGGTTCGCTGAAGGTGACGCCACTGGTAACGAAGACGCCGCCGTCGCGTGGCATGACGCAGTGGTTGAGCGATCCCGGCAGTCGCCCGGCGACTCTGCTGCTGGGCGACCAGGTCGAGTTACGCGCCACAGAAGACGAAGGCGTGCTGCGGGCCAAATCTGTCGATCTCGACAGCGAGGAAATGCAGTCGCTGCTTGAGAACGGGCGCCTGGCCGCAAAGATGGGTATCGGCATCGAAGGCCTGGCCCGGTTCCAGCTTCACGACGATCTGAGCATCAAGGGGCTGCAGTTCGACGATGCACTGCTGGATGAAGCCAGTCAGGCGGATGACGGCGACGATCCCGCCGTTCGGCTCGAAACTGACTTTGCGCTGTGGAGCGATGCAATGTCGAAGGTCATCGCCAGCCTGCTCGAGTGGCTGGGTGGGGAGGCTGATCCGAGCATGCCAAGTGAGGCGACCCCATGACCACCACCATTCACCACACGCCGGCCGCCGCCGGCGTTTCTGTTTTGGAGCCCGCTATGGCGAATCAACTACCGGTCACGCCCGAAGAGGATGAAGCGTTCGAGGCGCTGGCCAGGCGCAACGCTGAGCTCGAGGACGAGAAGCACGAGCGCTTGAGCCTGATTGATCAGCAAATGCGAGCGATGGAGGATGCCGACAACTTCGATCAGCATCTGTAGACCACACCACACCGAACCACACGCCGCGAAAGCGGTTTTTTTATGCCTGGAGGTTGGGATGAACGAACCAATCATCATCAAGGGGGATCGCCTGATTCCGCTTAAGTCGGTCGAGGACAAAGTGGGCCACGGCAAGTCTTGGATCTACGTGCAGATCAAGGATGGCACGTTCCCGGATCGGCGCATGGTTCACGGCCGTGCGTTGTGGCGTGAGAGCGAGATTGACGCATGGCTGGCCAAGGCCTGGGCGCAAGCGTCGTGATCTTGACACCCCAACGGCCGAAACGCACTATAGCGGCATGACTACCGCACCGATTGCCTCGATCAAAAGCTGGCGCCTCCACTGAGAGGCGGCTTTCGTGTGTCTGTATCATGCCGCCCGTTGAGGCGGCATTTTTGTTTCCGCCTTGAGGGTTGCAAACACCGATGTGAGTCAGGATGTGAGTAAATCCGGCACATCGTCACAGACAACCCTAATGGAGTCAAATAGTTATGCGCCAATCGGTCCTCATGATCGACAATTACGACAGCTTTACCTTCAACATCGTCCAGTACTTGGGAGAGTTGGGGGCGGATGTAGTGACCGTGCGCAACGACGAGACGGACATCGCCGGTCTCGAGCAGCACGCACCGACACATCTGGTGGTGTCGCCTGGTCCGTGCACGCCCAATGAAGCCGGGATAGCGATGGACGCGATCCGCCACTTTGCCGGCAAGATTCCGATACTGGGTGTCTGCCTGGGGCACCAGGCCATCGGTCAGGTCTATGGGGGGGATGTGGTACGCGCGCCGCAGGTGATGCATGGCAAGACGTCCCGCGTTCGTCACCGCAGTGAAGGGGTTTTCGAAGGACTCGAGGACCCGCTCGAGGTGACCCGGTATCATTCGCTGGTGGTGGCTGCCGAGACGTTACCCGACTGCCTCGAAGTCACGGCCTGGGTCGACGACGACGATCCGACGCCGGGACTGATCATGGGCTTGAAGCACAAGACGTTGGATATCGAAGGGGTGCAGTTTCACCCCGAATCCATTCTGTCTCGCCAAGGTCACGAGCTGCTGGCGAATTTCCTCAAACGGCGCGGCTAA